TAAAAAATAATTACTTTAATTTTTTCTTAATCTTAGGTCGAACACGGATTTTCACCGTTTCGGCCTTTTTTCTATGTCCAGCAAAAAGCCAAGCCTCGAGCAGATCCGAAGCCAGGTTTACGGAAAGCCTCAGACGCATACGCTCGCGATCAACCGCGATACCGATATCGACGTCGAGACCCGCACCGTAAAAGTGGCTTTTGCGTCTGACAAGCCGATCGATAACTGGTGGTACGGCCAGATCCGCTTGATGATGGGCAAGAAAAACGTTCGTACCGAGCGTCTTGATTCGGGTGCGGCGTTGCTGATGGATCACAATTCATCGGATCAGATCGGCGTCATCGAGGAGTATTCGTTCGATACCGACGGCATCGCCCGCTGCGTCGTTCGCTTTTCAAAATCTGCCCGGGCCGAAGAGATCTTCCAGGACGTCCGTGACGGCATCCGCAAAAACATCAGCGTCGGCTTCATGATCTGGGAGCTTAACCTCGAATCGAAAGCCAAAGACAAACCGAGCGTTTATCGTGCCGATGATTGGGAGCCTTACGAGGTTTCGATCGTCGCCGTTCCAGCTGATATCAGTGTCGGCGTCGGCCGCTCGATGGATACGGAACCGGATGCGTCCGACCCTGCGGAGATGTGCCCCGATTGCGGCATGCCGATGGACGACTGCGAATGTGCCGATACAGCAACAGTTTCACAAAGCCTCGCGGCCACGCGAGCAATATCACTTAAAGAGGAAAATAAAATGAAAACAGCCGAAGAGATTGCGGCCGAAAATGCGGCCCGGGAGCAACGCTCCGCAGAAACAGCCGCAAGGCGAACTGAGATCGTCGCGTTTGCCGATATCTACGGTGAAGGTGATCTTGCCCGCTCAATGATGCTGGCCAGCGATGAAGTGACCGTCGACGACATCCGCGTCGCGATTCGTGACAAACGGGCCGCTTCGACTCAGACTCTAACGCCGCCACCGATGGCCGCGGCCGATCAAGCCCTTCGCGAAGGCGGAGTGCGTACCGAGCTCGCCCGCATTATCCCGCGACATGCTGGGATCACGAGCTTCAAGGGGGAACGGGCCGAAGAAAAGGCCTATCGATTTGGTCAATGGCTTCTGGGCCGGGCACTTTTCGACGGCAATTTCGCTCCATGTCTTGCGGCTCGTAAGTATTGCGAAGAGCAAGGACTGACGCGTGCAATGGGCGAATCGGTCAACGAGACCGGCGGTTATACTGTCCCGCCCGAGTTTAGCAACGATCTGATCGACCTTCGCGAGCAGTACGGCGTTTTCCGCCGCAATGCGAAGGTGATGCCGATGAACAGCGATACGCTGACCATCCCGCGTCGTGCGAGCGGCCTAACCGCTTATTACGTGGCCGAGGCCGGCTCGATCACGGCATCCGACATGGGCTGGGATCAGGTAAATCTCGTGGCCAAAAAGCTCGCAGTCCTTGCACGGTATTCGAGTGAGGTTAATGAGGATTCGATTCTTGATTTTGCCAACACTCTCGCCGACGAGATCGCATACGCATTTGCCAATGCCGAAGACCAGGCCGGATTCAATGGTGACGGCACGTCGACCTACGGCGGTATCACTGGCGTTCGCGATAAACTCAAAAACCTCGATTCGACCATTGCCAACATTTCCGGGCTATTCGTCGGAGCAGGCAATGCTTATAGCGAATTGGTGCTCACTGATTTCGAAGGCGTCGTCGCAAAGCTTCCACAATATGCGGATACCGATGCGGCCGCATGGTTCGTTCATCGCTCATTCTACTGGAATGTGATGGTCAAGCTAATGCTTGCCGCAGGTGGTGTTACCGCAGCCGAAATTGAGGACGCACGGCGTCAGCGATTCATGGGCTATCGCGTGGAATTTTCGCAGGTGATGCCAAAGGCCGAAGGCAATAGCCAGGTCTGTGCGTTGCTCGGCGACCTGGCTAAGGCTGCGGCGTTCGGTTCACGCCGAGACACGCAGATCATGTTCAGCGAACATAGCCGTTTTGCTAATGATCAGATCGAGATCCGAGGCACGGAGCGTTTCGATATCAATGTCCATGATGTTGGTGACGTAAACGCGACGGTAGCTTCGCAGAATCCGGGGCCGATCGTCGGACTTATCACTGCTGCTTCATAAGGCGGCTGACAAAATTCGGGGCGGGTGAATTCCCGCCCTCAGATCAAATTCAGTTTTGAGGGAAAAGCAATGCAAACAGCAGCAGCAGTCAAATATGTTCCAGTAACACCGCCAGCGGCGATCGTCGACAATTCAGCTTTTACCACGGCTGCCGTTGATACGCGTGGCTGGCGACACCTGACATTCGTTGTCGTGTTCGGTGCGATCGATATTGCAGTGGCTTCGTCCAAGATCCGGCATTCCGATGCGTCGAACATGGGCAGTCCTGCCGATATCGCCGTTGGCGGTACCGACTATGCACTGGCGACGGCAACGGACAGCGATAACCTGTTCCACGTTTTCGAGGTCGATCTGCTGGGTAAAAAGCGATACATCGATTTCGAGATCACAGGCGGAGACGGAGCGGCCGGAAGCTATATCGCAGTACTCGCGATCCTTTCCCGGCCGGAAGAGTCGCCGAATTCAGCGACCAAACACGGTGCGGTCGTTTACGGCACGTTCTAAAAGAAGTCATGGCTGATCTGAAGAGGCTCAAATTCCTGGTTTCTCGCGGCATGGGTGGAATGTATTTCGCCGCCGGAACCGAGGCAGATATCCCGGAACCTTGGGCCACTCATTTCATTAAGAACGGATCGGCCGAGCTCGTGAATGATGAGCCCGCCGAAATTGAAAAACCGATCAAGGCAAAGGCTAAGCAGTCTGCGACGAAGAAAAAGAAATGATCGGTGATGGCGATGTGGCGGCGATCATGTCGAACGGCGACTTTGACGAGGCCGTCGTTTTCAATGGATCGCTGACCGTCCAGGGCTGGTTTACCAGCGAGAGCGATGCGACATCGCCGTATCCGGGAGTAGATATCGAGGCTCAAAAGCCGAGCGTGATCTGCGACACGGACGACGTCACAACGGTCAGGAACGGCATGACGGCATTGATCCGGAGCATCACGTACAAGGTCGTCAGGGTTGAAAAACTCGGCATCGGAAACTCAGTGGTCTACCTGAAAACGTAAAGAGGGAAATTATGGCGGATGAAAAGAAATTGGTTTCGGTGAAGCTAAAGGCCCGGTGCATAGTTCACGGCCAGGAGCGTGAAGCAGGCGAGATCGTCGAGCTTCCGGAGCTCGCGGACGACGGCAAGCCATTGGCGGCCGTGTTTGGCGAGATCGTCAAGGCACCCGCGGCTGCCGTCTCGACACCCGCAAAGCCCGACGACGGCAAGTGATCTTTGGATAATTCATGGCTGACAGCAAACGGCAAAAGATCGTCGATGCGGTCGTGGCCAGGATGAAGACGATCCTCGTCACGAACGGTTTCGCGACAGACATCGGGACCACGGTCGAGGACAGCCAAACAAATTGGGACGAAAACCAATTGCCCGCGATCAGCGTTTTCGATCCCGCCGCGAACGCGGAGGCACCGGCAAATCCCGGCACCGCCCAATACACGATCTGGACACAGGCAATTCAGGTCCGAGTCTATTTGAAAGCCGAGACGGACGCGAAGAACGCCCGAAAGGCCATCAAGGATGTTTGGCAAGCCGTACGGTCCGACTCTAAATGGACGCTCAGCGGCGAACAGGTCGCGATGTTTACGGTACCGGTGAGCGAAGGCTTTATATATCCGCCGGATTCATTTGAGATCGTAGGCGTCTCTGTTGAGTTCAACGTCATGTATAAAACGCAAAAATTTAACGCCGAAGTTTAGTTAGGAGCAAATAACGATGATTCCAGCAACAACTACTCACTCTTACGGACATGGCGAGCTCTGGCTGGCCGATGCGGTTCCGGGCAGCTTTCCGAGCAGCTTTCCGCTGTCCCTCTCCGATATCGACAATCTGGAAATTTCGAATGCTCCGGAATACGTCGAGCATATCAATAAGCAATCCTCGATAGCCCAAAAGGATGTCAAGGCTGCACGCATGGTCACATCAACCGGCAAGCTCACGTGTGCCCAGGACGATATCGATCTGCTGGTCATGTATCTGTGGGGCACAAAGGCAACCGTGACCGGAGGCTCGTTTTCGGCGACAGCGTTTACGAAAAACCCCGTAGTTGTGGGTGATAATTTGCCGATCCCGGGCCGCAAGACTAATGTCTCGTCCCTGGTGGTCACCGATTCAGCCGGCTCGCCCGTAACAGGAGTATTAGGGACCGACTATTATGCCGATGCCGATGCCGGAATGATCAAGGTCCTGAGCATTTCCAGTTTATCGACCATGCCGTGGAAAGCCGCAGGCACCGAGGCAGCTGGATTCTCTCTCGACATGTTCACTACGGCACCGCCGGTTAAGGCGATGCGTTTCAAACAGATCAATGTCGTCAACAATGCCGCGGTCCGCATCCTCGAGTTTGCAAAGGTCTTTATCAGCCCGGCCGCTACCTGGACGCTGATCAACGACGCGAACGACGTCAACAAATATGAGGTCGATTTCGAGGTCCTGAAGGATTCCTCGGCCACTTCGTTCCAGACCGGCAAGTGGAGACAGTAAGAGCCTAGTTTATGAAAATTAACCCTCTGGCAAGGGTGGTGCGGGAAACCACGGCACCCTTTGAATTTACGAATGACGCGGGCGAGGTTGAGACTGCCGACATCCGCGTCCGTTATTTTTCTCGCACCGTTAAGGAAGAAAAGGACCGGAAATCAAAGCTCGAGGCAATGGACGATAACGAGCTCTATTGGATGAGCGAGCAACTAATGGACGCCGGGCTTTGCGAGCTGCCGGATCTGATCGATCCGAAGAGTAAGAAGCCATACAAGATCACCGTCGATGTTCTGGACAATTTTTCGGCCAAGAACCTGCGGAATATCAAGAAAGCGATCGACGATGATATCACCCCAAAAGCTCAGCCCGTGACATAGCCGCATGGCTACAAACGGGCGGCAAACTAAAGTGGGGATGCCCTGACGGATACCTGATCTTGTTGCTTGCGAAAGAATACGGCCAGTCGCCGGCCGAAGTTGAAAACTGGCCTGTTTATTGGTTCGAACGAGCGGCTACCTGGATGCAAGGTCAAAGCCTGGACAACCAAAGACAGGAGCAAGAGAGACAGAAGAAATTGAGACAGGCCCGGCGATAACGTTCGGGTCTTTTTTCTAAATAAATGGCAGTCGGAACCGATTATCTACTGAAATATAAGATCGTCGCAGACGCGTTCGCGGCCAAGGCCGAGATCAAGAGTCTCGACGACGCTTTTAAGCAGGTAGGTTCTCGTGCGGCTACCTCACTCGGTTCTCTTGCGGCTCCCGCTGGCGTCGCGATCGGTGCGATCACGGGCGTCGGTGCGGCTCTCTTCGGACTCACCAAACAGGCTGCAGAATACGGCTCGGTCATCCACGATGCCAGCGATAAGACGGGCTTGCATGCCGAGACTCTGACGGCGATGGATCTGGCTGCAAAGCAGTCTAATACGTCGCTTGAGCAGGTTACAAAAGCCGTCTCAAAATTCAGCGTTCAGGTTGACGCCGCCGCTCAGGGCAGCAAAGAAGCGACAGCAATGTTGGAACGCTTCGGCCTTACTCCTCAAAAAGCCCTAAACGATCTTGATGGGGCTCTCGGAAAGGTCTTTCAAAAGATCGTCAATACCACAAATGTCAACGAGCGGGCAGGACTGGCCGCTGCTGCGTTTGGCAAGAAAATGGGCACCGAATTGCTGCCTTTCATCAAGCAATTCGATGGTGACCTGCCGAAGCTTATTGCCAAAGCGAAAGAGCTCGGCGTCACGATGAGCGATCAGGACGCCGCTGCGGCCGATGCGTTCGGCGACGAAATGGATCAGTTGCAGGTCCAGATCGGTGCGGCCACGCGGGCGATCGGCAAAGAATTCATGCCTGCCTTCACCCACATGGCAGAAGACGTTAGCAGTTGGCTGGCCGAGAATAAAGATCAAACGAAATCGTGGGCCGAAAGTTTCGCCGAATACCTGACCGATCTTTCATTCAAGATCAAGCTGCTGGGCATTGACGCTCGCGAGGCTGCCGCCGAGATCAGTGCTTTGTTCAATAGCGGTTTAATGGCGGATACGTCCAGGCCCACGGCACTCGATCTCCCTAAGATCTACGAGCAATTCCAAAAGGAACGCCAAGCCGCGATCGACCGGGCCGTTGGGGGCGGACCCGACTACGGCGAGCCGTATCTGCCGGGCGGGCGTCGGCCTGGGGATAAGACGGGCACCGATACGGCAACATCCGCTGGATCGAAAAAGGCTGACAAGATCGGTGATGCCGCACCGAGTAAGCGTGCTGTTGAGGTTTTGAAAGCGGTCATTGCTCCATCTAAATTCGACGCGGCGATGAAAGAGGCAGCGTCTCAGGTCTCGAAGGAAACCGGCATCGATGAGGACATTGTTTTTACGCTGCTCAAGGCCACGGTATTTCGCGAAAGCAGCGGCATCGCGGGTCAGACGAGCTCGGCCGGAGCGAAAGGCCTGACGCAGCAAATGGCGGGCACGACGAAACGTCTCGGTCCGGGCAATGAGTTTGTAAAAGCCGCACGCTATCTCACGCGTGGATTCGGCGGCGAGGGTTATGAAGCGGGCGGACCGTCCGAGGCTTTCGCTACATATTTCGCCGGCGGCTCGGGAACGGGACGCGGAGCGAAAACTAAAGCTTACGTCCGCGATCAGTCCTGGGTTTTCCAGCATGCAAAACAGATCCTCGACGGCCTCGACAAGGTCGCGAAAAAAGATAAAGAGGTTTCTGACGACAGCATAAAGAACGACGAAGAGGCAACGGCCCGGAAATATGAGATCGGGCAAGCCTTTGCGGCATCGATGGTCGAGTTGCATCAGCAGGAATACGAATCCTCGCTCAAATACAACGATTTCAACGGGGCCTATAAGGCGGCCCAGGACGCTCACGATCAGATCGTCCAGAACGTTCAGGACGAGATTGCCGCCCTTGAGGAAAAAGCCGCCAAGACGAAAGCCGACTCGGTAGAAGAAAAGCGGGCAAACGATGCTGTCACGCTCGCCAAGGTCCTCGGCGATCGCACGATCCGGCAGGCTGACAACGATCTCGCGAAAAGCATCGAGGAGGTTCAGGGCAAACAGGCCGATCTATTCATCAAGATCACGCAGGACGCTGATACGGCGAAAGACGCCATCGATCGCCTCGGCGTCAGCATGGGCGGACTCATGGACGAGGTTATTAAGTCCACGAACGATCAGGCCGCACATGAAATGGACAAGACAGGCCGCGGCTCTTTTCTCGATGCCCTGTTTGGGGGATTGGGCGTCGCCGAAATGCAGTCGGACATCGATCTTCGCAAATCGATGCTTGCCGATCTCGGCAGTTTTACCGCGGACATTTTCGGTCAGATGGCGAACGCGGTCGGCCAATCAATCGAGGCCTGGGCGTTGTATGGCGAATCGCTCGGCACGGCTCTCAAGAAAGCGACGGCACAGGTGCTCGCCCAGGTCGCGGCACAGGCGGCGGTCAAAGCGATCTTTGAGCTGGCTGAGGGTTTTGCATCGCTCGCGATCGGGGATGGCCGCGGGGCGGCATTGCATTTCACATCGGCCGCGATCTACGGAACGATCGCTCTCGGTGCGGCGATCGGTGCGAAGGCCGTAGCCGGCGACAGCTTCAAAAACAAAGGCGGTTCGAAAGGTGCAGCTGCGGGAGCATCGGGAGGGTATGGCGGCGGTTCCTCGAGCTCGCAGCCGTTACAGCCGTATTCCCGATCGGGCCCGGACACGTTCATCTCGGGGCGTCGGCCGCAGGATCCGGCAACGATGGCATTGGCGGTCGCGGTCGATAAGCTGCAGCAAAAGATAAACGGGATGAGTCCGGGTGACGTTCTGGTCCGCGGGACGGCCCAGCGGCCGGGGCACATCACGCAGACACATATTAACGAGGTTGGAAGTAACCCGTCGTATTCGAAACAGATTTTGCAACGTTACAGGGTGAAATAGGATGCCGCTTGCCGACTATGAAGAACTTGACCTGACCGGCCTCGATATCGATGGCTGGAAGAAAGGTTATGCGGTGATCCGCCACAGCCTCGGCGAAGGCGTCCGTGTGAAAGCCCGCGTCGCGAGCACGCATGGTTTGTGGTCCTGGACGCTGAGCTCGGGTGCCCAGCCTGACCGTGAAGAGAATGAGATCGACAGCCTGACGCGGTTCGAATATTACCGCGATTTCTTTCAGCGTTATACAAGCGGCGACAGCGATGCGTTCGTGATCGATTTTCGCGACAAGAAATGGACCGTCGGCTTTACCGATATCGAGGAAAGCGGCGACATGTTCACCTACGACCTGTTCAATTCCCAGGGCGTCAACATCGAGCAGGTCGTCGTCCGGGGCGAGACGTATAACGCTGATGGGTCTCTCTACCCGCCTGACCCGCCAACCAGCCTTGCTCTGGAAGTTTTGAGCGACAGCAGTATTCGGGCTACGTGGGACCTGCCACCTGATACCGAGGCCCCTAGCGTTCCGGTGATGACTGCCGCCACCGATGTTGGACCTACGTCGATCACATGGAACTGGAACGCGGCCACGGACAACGTTGCAGTGACCGGGTACGACCTGGAGGTTGCCGAGGACTCTGGATTTACCACAGGTCTCGTCACGCACAATTTAGGGAACGTCCTGACCTACGTAAACACGGGACTCAGCTCGTCTCAGATATATTACGCCCGTGTCCGGGCACATGACGCTGTCCCAAATAATTCCGCTTATTCAAGCTCGGTCAATGCGACGACCGATTCAGCCGCCGATCCAACGACTATTGGCACGGGGTTAAAAGCGTGGGTTGTTAAGGGTGTGGGGTTGTTCCAGGATTCGGCTAAAACAACGCCCGCGAGCGCAACGAGCGATCCCGTTGGAGCGTGGGCGGACCAATCCGGGAACGGAAACGACTTGCTGGAGCCAACATCGGGCAAACGTCCCCTCAGGCAGGCCGACGGCTCCGTGACCTTTGACGGAACAGATGACGAGCTTCACATGGCAGGGGCCATGACATTAAAACCGGCGACATTCTTCTGTGTGGTTAATCTTGTTTCTACTTCCCCGCAAAATCCATTGCTAGGGTCAACTGGAGTGACCGGAGGCTTGGGCGTCGGGTGCAATACGACCTTTATTCAATTACAGGAGTTTGGCGTGGCGACGATTGCGACGAGCTCCATTCAGATCGCGGCCGCAACGCCTACGAGGATCATTATCACTTATGACGGTTCGGGCAACTATTCATTCCTTGTAAACGGATCGTCTGGTGGAACAGGAACGAATAACGTCTCAATCGCATCAGTTACTCCCTGTATAGGCAACCCCGGTTCTGCCCAATTCTTAGGCGGCAATTTAAAAACATGGGGCGTTTACGATAACGCCCTTTCAGGCGGCGACATTACCGCTCTCGATGCGTATTTAGCGAGCTTATAACTATGGCACTAGCAGGTTTCAAATTAGAGATAACAGGCGGCAGTTTATTTGCCTCGGTCGTTGATGTTGGGATGATCGATAACCACACATTTACCGGACTTGATCCCAATACAGAATATTCGGTCAGGATCGCGGAGTATGACGATTCAGTCCCGCCTATTCAATCGACTTGGTCTCTTGCCGTGCGAGCAACTACCGATCCAGTTCCGCCTCCATTTGGTCTGAGAATTAACGCCGGTCACAACGTCACACAAGGCAGATGGGTTGACGAGACACCTTATGTATCTGGGGGCACGGCGTTCACTAATGGGCTGACGGGCTACTATGAAGAATACTCGAAACCCCTACCCGGCCATCCCGAGACAGATGGTGTGTATGCCAGTGGCCGTCGCGGTTCACTACCGGTCTATACGATCACCGGACTAACACCAAGCGAAAACGTCACGGTCCGCGTTCACGCTCATGGATATGATGCTGGCTCGGGCGTCTATGTTCAAACGATCAAGGCCAATGGGTCAACGGTGGTAGCTGAATACGATGTGTCGGATTTCGCAGGCGGCGGGCATAAGACCGGCATTCAGGAATTTACCACAGCGGCAGATGGTAGCGGCGTTCTGGCTATTTCATTCCATGAAGCATCCGGGAAGGACTGCAATGTCAATGCCATTGAGTTCTACCAGCCGGTATTAGACCCTCGTTATCGGATAATGAGGATATTCGGTGATTCGATCACATCCGGCACGGGGGGAGGTGGCGGGGACCCGGCTCAATGGAGTAGCTTGATCGCTGCGGGTCTTGGTTCTATCGATTACGGCATTAACTTTACGGTCAGAGCCGGATCGGCCGCCTACGATGAAACTAAACCATACATCTTTCATAACTTGGCCCAACCGGGAACTCTAATTGAAGTACAGATGGGGCACATCGCCGATTTCGTCACGCCGACTGATTATCCATGCTGGCAAATACAGCCTGCTTACTTCATGTGTGGCATCAATAATATAGTTGCGGCGGGTGAAAGCGCCGCAACGGTTATTGGCCGAATAGAGGACTTTTTTGCGGCGTTACCGGCGAGCATTTCACACAAGATCATTGCAAAGATACTCCCTACGCAGT